CTGTTTCTGCCAAAGGTCACCAATCTGCTCATCACTCAACTCTCTCGGCTTGATGTAGCCTTTATCTTTAGCTGCTTCTTCAATGAGTTTTTCATCAACAACTCTTACGCCTTGCTTGTAAAGGCTCTCACTCATACACTCAGATGAAATCAATGCATATCCACATGCACAGCTATATGCGCGATCAATCTTTTGTATTTCAGCTTCCCGCTTAATCTCGGCTTCGGTTTTTATCGGGAGGAATTTGATGCCTCCGGCTTTAAAATGAAGCTGAACTTTTCTAGGACTGTCAGGAGTAGTGACAATTACGTGATACTCACTTATAAAATCAATACGCACCTTATGAGGATAGTCTTGCCACTCCCCTTCTTCCCATATATCGATATAGCACTCCCGCCCCACCTCAGGCACAAACTCCGGCTTGTTTTCTGTAACGTAGATTGTTTGGTCTTCTTTTACTTCACCGGAGAGAGGGTAGAGTTCACGTACTTGCTGGATGGATAGCTCGCTTGCACCAATAAAATCATAATGCTCTTTCCATCTGTTTAGGTTTCCCATGGGGCTAACGCCTATAAGACAAAACCCAGGATCAGCTTTAATTGTATTAAGCCTTTCATCCGCTGAAATCCAACCTTCAAAACCAACACCATTAGCTAATAATCGTTCAGCTATTTCGAATTCTTCTTTTCTTGATGCAGGTTTGCAGTAAAACGGTTCTATTGTTTGGTCTTGGTTAGTCATCTCTTCTTCTCCTTAATCGGTAAAATACCTGTTAATTTAATTCCTGGCTTTCTAAGTAGTATTTTCATTCTAGCGTCAAACAGGCTTGATGCCGCTATCTCTTCGACTTTCTCAATACCTTCGTGTATGTAGGTTACTGTGTAGAGCCTCATGGCTTAACGCCATCTAAAACTAGCGGCGGTATTTTAGAAATAATAACCTCATGCATATGGTTAAACTTAACCTCGACACGATAAGGATCAATGCTCTCATGTTCAGATGTAACAGGGTGTGAGTAAACAAAACATTTACAACCTTGCAGGCTATTTACCCCATCGCTTTTAGACCAATAATCAGAGCTAAATAGCTCATTATCAGTAAGTTCTGATATGTAAAATGTTATATCAAAATCATCGCCATCTAGATTTTTTCCAAATAATAAAAATTCCTTAACGTGATATAACTCTTGCATCATCTCATCAATTATCATCACTTCCACCCCATCCCATAAACATTATTAACACATACCCCATACCACTCATTAGCAAACCGTCTAACCGTGTCAGCGTTTCTATTGTCATCACTGTAATGCGGCTGCCATTTAGACTGTGTGGTCATATCTCGCAGCATGTCGTTATCGGTTAACGTTGGCAGGCTGCTTACATCTGTGTCGATATGCTGGTGTACTCGCTGGTAACGCTCTGCCAGTTGCTTGAACTCGCTGCACGTCATTGCTTTTGATAGCGATGGTGCTAACAGTAGCGCGATGATCAGTATTTCAAGTGTTGTTTTCATCCATCCCCCTCAAAGCCTGCTTAATCACTCGCGATGCAAACTGGTTATTGTTCATTGCGATGCCTTCAGCAGCTTCTGTTCGCTGCTTTAACTCTCTGAACCGCGCCTCGTCTTCTTTTTGTAGTTTTGTTCTTAGGTCTAGTGGCATTAGTTTTTCTCCTCTATTTAGTCGATGCTATAAACTCAGCAACCCATCTGCGAAGCATGGGTTTGACTTCCTGAGCTAAAACATCTTTTGCATTGTCTTGATTTGTGTCAAATCCTGATATTCTCATGTATTGCTTAACTTTAAAGTCAATGTATGTGTTTACGTCTTTCATGGTTGTTCCCTTGTTGTTCGTTTAACCGTTGTAAACACACTAACCCACAATAAAACACATTGCAACACTTAATTTATAACAGGCGTAAAAAAGCCCCAATTAAGGGGCTTTAGTGTTTTTAAATCTGGTCAGCTAGCTCTAAAACTGGAGGAGTTTCGCGCATACTGCCAAACATAAAGCGATAGGTTACAGTGCCAAGCCTGCCCGCTGATTGCTGGCTGGTGCCTGGAGTGCCTTCAATCAGCTTGCCATCCTGAGCCGTCAACACTGCGCCGTTTGGCATAGTTCTAACAATCGTGATGCGGTCATTGTTGGCACGCTTACCTTTCTCAGCCGTGTTGAGCTGCAAAAGATTCTGCATAAAAACATGATCTGGCGTATTAGGAATCAAGGCTAGCGTTAATTCGCTAGGCGTTGCTTCTGACCACGTAACCGGATCGCCGTTAGTGCCAATCTCCATCCCTCCCAATGTTTTGCTTGGGATGGATACTGGATCGGTATCCTTTGGGAAGTGTGTCAACGGTACAGGCGCGCCGCCAGTTGTATTGCTAGCCGCAATCGTCAATACCGTACCTAAGTGTGAAATATCAGCCATTTTCTATACTCCTTAAATCAGTACGTGTCGGCCTTGCACGCGGTCAACTGAATCGCGCTTAGCATAAACGATAGTGTAATCAATGTAATACGTGGTTACGCTGTTTGTGTCGGTTTCAGAGCCAATAGTCACTTCGCGCCAAAAACCAATGCTGGAAACATCTCGCCATGCGTTCTCGTCACCAGTAATCTGAGTTATGTAGCCTTTCTGCGTGGTCGTTAACGTTTTGCCAACTGCAATGGAGCCATTAAACTTAGCCTGGCGAATACCAGCATCAATATAGCTATAGCCAATCGCTAAACCTTCTTCATCAGTTGGTATTTGATTGAATGCTAAGAACATATTCAAGAATGAGGCTTTCAAGCTCGCCTTGAACCATTGCTCATTAGCATACACGCCCATAGCAGTCGGTGATGTTTGGCCACCCATCAACTGACCGCGCTGATAGAACGCCAGCAAGGTACCAGACTCTTGCGTCACTCCGTAGTAGTTAACACGCAATGCGTCATAAGTATCAGCCGATGAATCAGTAACAATCGCTGTTAATCGGCTGTCCTGTTGATACATATAGTTGGCACTAGCAGCGCGCTTATCCCATTGCTGTGATGCCAGGATAGCGCATGGTAGAAGCCACGGATACTCATCCAGTGAGGCATCATAAAGCGTTAATCCAGTGCCGGAGTAACCATCAACTGCCGCCGAGACAGTAGCCGCATTGTCTGACGTTACGCCTTGATGATATTGAAACTCGACGTTTCTAGTATGATTCCAAGTAGCTGCTTCTGTAATCTCGTCAGTGGTCAATTCTTCGATAAACGCGAATGATCCGTAGTTGTTATTGACTTGCGTTGAGCTAGAAAGCACTTCGGTTACAGTCTGCACCGCAACACCATCGCTAAGGATAGCTTGTGCGCCCCACCCTAAATCACCTAGTAATCCGCTAGTAGCAGAGCTAATGCTAATCACGCCATCTTCGGCATCATTGCTATCAAACTCAAAAGCGCCACGTAGCGCATTGTATGTAACAGTAGCTGTTGCCAGCACACTTCCTGCTAATTGGAATTTAGTCTGCAATTCACTTGCTACATCTGCATACGAAGCATCACCGCTAAAGTCGATACCTGTTACCGGCACCGCTGTGCCGCCAATCGTGACAGTAATTGCGCCTGTTGAATAAGTATTCAACTGAGTTAATGAAGCAACCTGCGAGCCGAAAATCTGAGAGCTTGTCGCCTGGTCTGCCCATCGGGCAAACTGGATATTTTTAGGCTGAGTAATAACCTTGCTGACGAATCCAAAGTAGTAATTAGCCTGTAAATATTCTTCGGCTGCACTACTGCCAAAGTAATCAAGCACCGCATCTGCACTATCGAAGTTAATAGCCGATCCAGTTGGCACCAATTCATTGGTGGTAAATAGCCGTAACTTTAATTCTCGCGTATCAACCGCCGCCGCGCCGCCTACGCCCGATGTAATATCGACATAGCGATTAGATGAAATAGGCATCTGTATAAACCTCTCGTTGTGTGTTCACAAATTATTATACCTGCTCTAGTGTGCCTGTCACTTCGGTAACATAAGGAGATGGCTTCACATACGACTCGCTGTAATTAACAACGATATCAAAGCTAGGCATAGGCTCGTATTCGTCTTGCTCATTCATCCAATAAAGCGGTCTAACATCAGTACACCGCATTACGTTCACGCCTTCACCAAGTAATGACTGGATAGCATCTGGATGCTCTAGCATGTCATGCACGACATGAGCTAAATCCTGAGCAGGCATACCAACATCATTTACATGGTCATAATCTGTAACGGTATTGATTTGATATGACTTTTGCTTTGTGTGCGTAACTTTCGTGCCGCCATCTACTCGGTAACGACCCCATCCGATATCCGTGTTGCTTACCGGTGACAGATAAACGTTATACAGCTTTGCGCCCGCGTTCTGTCGCGTTGGCTGGTTAGCACGCCCAACATAGATATCGCTTGATAGTAAGCCATAAATACCCAGCTGAGTCTTAATCTCGGCAATTAACGCTCTGACTACATCGCGATCATTCATGCGTCACCAATCCTCACAGCAATAACTTGATTCCATTCGCCCGATACCGTCCAATCGTTTGATGATGGTAGACATTCCCACTTGCCTCCGTTAAATAGAACATGATCTGCATTGCTTCCGCGAGACAGCAGTTCAAGCAGTTCAGTATCAAAAATCTGTATGTACTTCTTCTCGAAACTCAATCCCATCTGCTCTATAGCGGTATGGCTAAGTGGATATATTCCAGCTTCTCGCGGGACTGGATCGGCAAACACATCAACATCGTAACCATTATCGTTAGTGGTACGATCTAACCACTGCACATACTGATAAGACTGCCTACCGATAACTGACTGAGTAACGCCCAGCAAGTTGAATCCGAAGTTAGTCATTGCACAATCTCATATGTTAACGTTGCCAACATATACCCAGTGTCGCGCAACGGGTCTTGATTGGCAAACGGCTGACCTAGTTGACCTGGGCCAGTTTCACCTCTCGCTATTGCTGAGGCAACCATTCCGACTGTGCGCTTACCAATTGGAACGCCGTCATTCTTTAATCTGCGCAATGCTAACGTGACTGGTGACAACGGCAAATGGTTGCCTGATATCTCGTTTTTAATATCCGCTTGAACAACTAGGCCCAACGTGGTCAACACGGTATTGTAATCGCCGTTACCTCCGATCCAGTTTTTCGCTACCTTATAGTAAGACTCAACCCACTTGGCGCGGTTACCGTCTGCCGCCGGCCTCATAAATGGTCTAGGTGGAGCAGTCCGAGTTCCGTACTCCTGCCATGCTGCTACCTGCGCAACTGGTGTGTTGTCGTCGTACTTAGCGGCTTCAAACCATCCTGCTTGTAGCTGATCTTTGGTGTCTCGTAACCGTTTGGCTAAGCCTTTAACTTTGCCAGAATCAATCCTGACTCTGTTTGCCATTATCGGAAAGCCTGCAACGCTAAGCTGCCGCCATAATAATCGCCAACGGCGTTTATTGATAGCAGTGCTGATAACTCAACACCATAGGGCGTAGTCATTAGCCAATAAAACAGTGTGTTTGTGTTGGGTGGTTCAGAAAAAGATACGTTAACAGGGCCTTCCGTAGCTGAGCTAACCATGCGTGAAGGTACTCCGCTTGCTATCATGCTGCTAATAGTCAATAGGTGCGCCATCATTAATTGATAGGCGTACTGCCTGCATGTTTCATCAAACGTGCAGTTGTTATCCTCTATGTAGCATTTGGCAATAGCGAATTTACCATCAAGCATGGCATCTGGATATGCAGTGTCATCTGCAAATTGTGGAAAGGCTGCTCGAAACGCTGCGATATCCAGTTCCATGTTTGGTTACTCTTCGTCAGTATTAAGTTTGACTTCAACGCCTTTTTTAGCTGCCTTATCCTTCAACTCTTTTTCAGTCTTAGGCGCAGCGGCGTCTTTTTTGGCTTCTTTAGGTTTGCTTAATGATAACCATCCGCGATCAACCAATCGCTTAAACGTAGCGTTATCTTGTAGTGTTTTTAATTCTTCTGCGGTAACGTTTGTTTCAACGTATTCAGGAGTAACGCGATTTTTATCAGCTACATTCGCACCACCTTTGACAAGGATAGCTGAGCCGTAACGTGACCGCGATACGGTTTTGTCATCGCCTTTCTTCGGGATGTAATTTGGAAATGTGCGGTCGTTTGAAAGTCTTGAATAGATTACTGGCATGATTTTACCTCTTGTTTAAAAAAACAGCGGGGATTCGCTCCCCGCTATCATATCAAGACTGATGGTTACGCACCAGAGTAACGGACTACCGCGTAGCCTCGCTTAACGAAACAGCCAGCCGTTGCATTGGTGTAGCCTTCACGCATACCGCGCATTGTGGTTACTGTGTTCAATGCTGTCATCTTAGTTGGTACGGCCTGAATCATGGTTAAACCGTCATCAGTTCCGCTACCATCTACACTTTCAGCGTATAGATAGAACACGTTTTCACCACCGTCAGCACCGTCGAACTCAGGAATCGCATCAACTGTGATGTTAGGGTAGTTTTTAGATAACCACTCATTAACAGTCATGCCATTGCTAAAGCTACCATCAGACTCATTCATTAAGTCTTTAATGCTTGAAGCAACAGCTAGTTTCAGGCGAGCTGATTCTGGGTCGACCTGGCTACCTGATTGAGAGCGCAATGTTGCAACCGCAGTCACGATATCAGTCACACGTTCAGCAACAGTTTTACTCGCCCACGTGTTATCACCGCCTGAACCGTTAGGAAGCGTGATAAACGCTGACAGGTTTGGATCGTTTAAGATACCATACGTGCGGTTAGTGCCGCTATTGTAGCCATAGAAGAAGATTTCATTACGCAGGATTTCAAACGCAAGAGCAACCGCTGCACGTTTTTCATCCATACTGTTAACGTTAGCTTTCGCGCTACGCTCTTCGTCCAGTTTGGTTTGTTCTGCGCCCAGCTCAAACCGAACAATAGTACGGCGCTCGTATGTGTTGTTCCATGAAGCCAAAGGCATATCGCCGTGGTCTTTGTACAACTCAGGACTACCCAAGTGCTCAAGAACAGTTAATACGATTTCCTCATCTGACCAATCGCCTACCGTCATTACTGGTGCGAGTACATCACCACGGCGAGCAGTTGTCAGGATGTGGACAACGCCCTGCAGGAAGTTCTGCAAGAATTGAACTGGTACGCCTGTTGTCGGTGTAGTCACCGGCTGAGTGATGCCCGCATCCATAGCAACAGATAGTGCGCTACGTGCGAAGTTGTGATCCATTGCAATACCCAAACGGCGCATTGTTTGCGGATCACGAGCTAGCGCGGCTAATTGCGCCTCGTCTAATGCAACACCGCCCATCTTATCAGAGGTGCGATATTTGCCTGTGTGATAAATTTTGCTCATTGTTAATTATCCTCTGATTAGATTCCAGTTGAATCTGAGATGTCGCCGCCACGCTCAACGTAGATAATGCCCAGTCCGGCTTCTGTGACGTTCTTAATAGAAACGATGCCACCTGGTACGCGAGTGTGGCCTGCTGGCGGTACGCCGTCAGGCGCTACTGTTGCCAGTGTGCCATCAGTATTTGAGTAGTAAACAAAGTCGCCTTTGCCTGCTGCTGCTGGCAAGTCAACGAAAATATAGCCGCCATCTAAGATTTCGACTGGTACGCCATTGGCGATACTGGTTGCAGCGTCTAAACCTTCACGGGCTAGCACTTTAGGCATGCCAATGATACCAGCAAAGTTGCTAGATGCAGCGATGCCTGCCTGGTCGTCTTGGGCGTCAACGAATGTGACAACTGAACCAACTACGTTTAAAGCGGCACTGGCTGACGCTAAGATTAATGTGCGCGCTGACTGCGGTTCGGTAGAGTAAAACTCACCTACTAAGCCAGTGCCTAGGTATGTGTTAGATACTGATGTTTGACCCATGATTATACTCCCAACTTGTCAAGTTCATCGTTAACTGACTTGGTTGTGGCTTGATCTTGAGCCGTACCCTTGTCAACTGTTGTTCTTACATTGCTTCGCGCATGGATGTAACCACGAATAGTTGGCAATGCT